AGTCAATGATTGCAGAGTTTAACTATAAAGATGCGAGTGCAGAAGAGGTTAAGTTCTTATCAACTAACGCAGAACTATTGTTTACACCATTCTCATTAGATTTACAGATCTCACTTGCTCAAACTGCGGTGCGATTTGTTAAGTTTCCTGATAAGAAACAAGGTGAACAAATTAAAGTCGTTGTTAATAAGTTTATCAGAGAACAAAGAGAATTAAATGCAAATGAACTTGCAAAAGAAACAGGATTTCATGCAAATCTATTTCATTTGTATAACTTTATCAGAGATATTAAACTATCATTAATGACAGCAATAGGAACAGATCAAGAAATTGAATGTTATATTGATGACGTTAAATGTGAACATGAAGGTTATGTTATGTCCAATAAGTATGGTACTTATAAGTTAGTTAATAGAAAACAGTTTAGTTATGCTAACTTTACAGTCAAAAAGGACTGGAAACGTTAGACCATGTGACACTTTGATTAGTGTCCACTAAATCCGCCATTCTCTGGTGGATCTGTTATATTAGTATCAATGGAGGGAATTCAATGAAAACAATCACATTTACCAATGAAGAGTTTGTTGCTCTTAGTGGTATTATTGCAGATCGTTTGAATACTTTCCAAAAGAGTATTGCAAAACAACCTGAAGGAACTGATCCTGAATTTAGTGATATAAGAAATTATATTACATACGATTTACATCAGAAACTATCAACTGCAAATTAAATCTTATAGTCCTACCAAATGACTTAAAACTGGGTATTGTTGTTAATTTACCTAAACAAATGCCTGTTTCAACTGAAATCAACGATCTTTTCTTTTCACTAGAAGAAGCACAAACTGGTGCTGAATTGCTAGAAATTATTGAAGCATACGTTGATGGTAATGCTGGAAACTAACTAACAAACAATGGGGGCAATCATTTGTATTACATTGCCCCCTCTTTTTTTCTTTAATTATTATTATTATGTCCACAAGATCCCGAATTGGTTTACAATTAGACAACGGAAGTATCGTCTCTGTTTATCATCATTGGGATGGTTATCCTCAGTGGTTAGGTGTTACTTTAAAAGCAAAGTTCAACACTAGAGAGAAGATAGAAGAGTTAATTGATGGTGGCGATATGTCATCATGCGACTCAAATGACGACTGGGATAGAAAAGAATTAGGTGAAACTGCCCCTCTATATTATAATGATAGAGGTGAAAATACTGAACCTAGATTAGATTTAAACTTTGATGATTATGTGAGTAATGCTAACTCTTGTGAAGAGTATGTGTATGTATTCACTACAGATAACAAATGGGAGTGTTATGAAATCAGTCATTCTTATGATGATAATTATAACATAGTAGACACAAATGTCATCCCTGCGTTAATACCAAACCCAGAAAAGGAGGAAGTAGTAGCATGAAACCTCAAACAATGTTAGATTCTAAACTAACATCACCTGAGTGTGATTTCTTGATTCATGTATTAACTAAACGTACAAATCCTGATGACGTTGCTGTTAAGTATGATGTAAAGATTAGAACAATCATCAAGAAATTAGGTGTTCAGGCAGACATCGCCGATGGCGAAGTTGAATACGTTGTTCGCTAAAACTATCCATGACTTACCTTGATTTGTTAACAGAACTTGAGAACTTTGATGATGATAAGTTGCTCAAAGTCGTAACACTATTTGACACTTCTCGCAATGAATTTTCACCTGTTGGTGTTAACTTTCACGAGACAGATTCACCCTACTTGGAGATATAAATAATGTTAACTGACTCTCAATTACAACAACGAAGGGATCTAATTCAAGATCTTGGTTATGCCATTAAAGAAGATAATCATCTTCTTGGTGAACTATTAGATGACTTAGTTTCCCGACTAAATGATAAAGAAGTGAAAGAATATGAAGTTTTAGTTGGTTCAATCTTTGGAGACTAATATGCTCGTACGCCAATTAATTAACGTCCTTAAAGAATACAATCCTGAGGCATTTATTACAGTTGGTGTTAATGGAGATTATGAATTTAGGATTAAGGATGTAAACAATAAAGGTCATTATACAGTATTAGAGATAGAATCAATTCCAAAGTAGACACTAAACAAACTGTCACACCAAACCCCCATTAGGGGGTTTTTTCATGTATTATATAAATGTGGTCAAGTTCTGCCTTTATGGAGCAACAGACAAGACCACATTTCACATTAATTGGAGCAACTTTTCCTATGAAGTTTATTGTTTTTAGTGATCCAATTCAGTTTGCAGATGATTACACTTATGCAAACATAATTGCGGATGATTACTATAACAAAACTGGGAAGATTGTTGCTGTTGAAGAAGTATCTTCAGTTCATCAATTTCCTAGTCAAAATGTTAATCATTACAAAGTATTGGGGTTAGTTTAATGAACGATTTACAAGAATTCATTGACTATGTGTGGGATTTCTATAACCCACAATCTGATCTTTATCCGATTAAAGGTTTAACTAAGGATGACATTTTCACTGCTATTAAAGAGTATGCCCGCCGCATAAATGTAGCAAAAGAGAACAACAATCTCTATTTCAATGTTACATATCAATGGGGTGATGGTGATACTTTAGACAGAGAAAGAGTCAGAGATATTATACTCGATCAACCACAATTCGTATGGAGTTCTTAACAATGAAAGAATACAGATTGTGTGCCTCCAGAGTAACAAACTACGTTGCATTTGTTGAGGCAGAGAGCAAAGATGATCTTGAAAGTATCATACAAAGTGATACTATCGATTGGCAATTCATTGATGATGATGATTACGAAGTCTACACGATTGAGGAGGCAGAATGAAAATAATTAGACGTAAATCTTTCACTCAATTTGCTACATTAGATAGTGAAAAGAGGTGTCTATATGTTAAAGTAATAGACACAAAAAGAGGTCACAAAGTATTAGTTAAAAACCCTGAATTCATCCCATCCAAATGAAACAAATCACTTACTATTGCAACATCATTCTTGATAATGAAGATGACATAAATGGCGAACATTTATGTGAAGAAATTCAATGTTATTTGAATTCTGCGTATCATTATGATGAAGAAGATAAGATCGTTAAAGCAAAAGTAATAGGATACAAAATTGATAACATTACACCATTTCTTGCCCGTTCTGAGTATTAATTAACATGGAAAGATCACAGTACATTCCTAACATTGAAGATGAGTTAGATCGTCCTCACAATGTAACACTAACTGAGGGTGAAATTGGTGTCATTTTATGTACACTAGAAACCCTAATTGATGGTTACAAAGATTATGAAACTGAGTGTTTAGTTTCCAAAGAAATTAACAGTATCTTCTCTAAATTAGAAGGTATTGTTGATACTTATTATGACAATAGGGAAACCAAAGAGCAATGAAATGTGTGACAGTCTACGAACTGTCCACATTTTTCCCCATTGATGGTCTTATGACCTATAATAAGAGAGTAACAAACGAGGATCAACCTTATGCAAACAAATGTGAGAGATTATTCCTACGATCAGTTACAGACTATCAAGGGATTTTTCACAGAGTCAGAATGGGAAACCATCTATGCTTCAATGGATGATTACATTCATTATCAAGATGATGATGCAAATGATGAGGATCTAATTGGTGGAATTTCTGTTGTAGATAGAGTAGATTCTATCGTAAACAAAATTAGATCATTACCTGACTAGAAGGGGGATTAACCCCCTTTTTTATTACAAACTGTTCTTTACTAATTAACACAAATGGATCAACAATTACAACAAGAAGCAACAACTGTTCTCGAAGTTGTTGAAGATGCAGTTGAACATATTTGCAATGAATATATGTTATCAGGTGAGAAAGTTTGGTCAATGATAGGTTCACTTAGTAACTACAAATTGGGTGAGTTTCCTATTGATGAAGAAGATTTAATTGACTGGGACGCTGATAACGAAGAGGATGAAGATTATGATTGAAGATGTTACTAACTCCCCTAAAGATTGGGATGATTTTTGGTATAATTCCAAAGATATTACACCAACCAAAGTATCATCTACGTCCGACAATGTTCGTTGTTACATTGATAACGAAGAGGTTGATTGTAGGACTTGGGAGTATATCAAACCTCACCGTACTATTCACAACTATCTAACATGAATTACAGTCAAATTGCCAATCCCAATGCTACAAATAGTGAGTTAGATGCAAAAGTGATTGTAACACATAGGACATTAAGTTCCCCTGAGTTACAGATACTTAAGAACAGTTATTGTGATGCAATTATTGATAGCATGGATCTCGAATCAATGGAACAATTTATCTATCAGACTCTACAAGATGACTTTGATAAGTATAATCAAATCGAACTAAAAGAAGAGATAGAGTTAACATTTGATGATGAAACTTATCGTGATATGCTTAACAATATATCAGAAAGTGAGTTAACAAAGTATAATTAAGTGACAGTTCACAAACTGTCCACTATTTCACCCATAACACCTTAAAAAGTGTTATTATTAATATATCAAATGAGGTTAAGTCTATGTCAGTCATTCAAAATGAATCAATTCTTGAAACTTTATTTGATGAAACTTGGGAGGAGTTAGTAACACCCAATTTCAAACAATTACAGTCTCAAGATGTAGCAATCCTCGAAGAATATGTCGGGTCTATTGCTCAACAAAGATTTGAAGATATGTGTCAGTAAATGATACATATCTTTTTTTATTAATCGTCCTTTATTATCATTTTTCACATGCAATCAACCAAACTAAGTGTTAAAGAACTTCAAACAGTTCTTAATGATCTACCATTTGAAATGGAGGATCGAAGTGTAACTAATGGTGATGACTTTTACAGGTTATATACAAAGTTCTACAATGTAATTGAACACACTGATTATAAAGTTGATATTGTAGATTGTCTTAGTGCGCTACACCGAGTCATGGAAGATTTAGAAATGTATGCTTAACTTAATCCACCTAATTTCCCTTTTTATTATGCAATTAACATCACCTAATCTCAAAACAGTTGTTGACTACTATCCAACAAAGAATTGGTATGGATATGATATCGAAGATAAGATATTAAAGGTCATAACTAACAACGAACAAACCATAATTAAAGAAGTGATTGATATTAAAGAATGGGATGAAGATATACAAAATAGACTAGATAATCACAATTTCGCTGTTACTATCAACACGAAAAGACCGAGACAATTTATTACTCAGACTACCTAAGATCGTCCCCTGACGTTATTAATGAGTGTTTACTAATCCTTGAGACTAATTGACATTTACTCGTCTTTATTCGTCTCTCATTACTAATAGTCACTCCGAGTCAAACGCCGCAGATTTTTTTATACTTAACACCTCTAATCGCCACTAATGTAAATATACATGAACTGACACAAGTTCCCCACTAAATAACATTAACGAAACGTAATATTGATGAACTAAGAGTTGACAATTAGAGATAATCTGTTAGAATAAACTATCAACTTCTCCCCTCAATCTTATGTCCTCGCTAACACAATCAACGAAGCAAGTTACTCGTTATAGGGTTACTTTAGATTTCACGGTAAATGATACTAACTGTACTCCCCCAAGTGAATGGAACTGGAGGGAATTACTTGAGTTAGATGATAACTTAAATGAGAGAGTTAAAGAGGTATATGTAGAGAACTTGGGACAGATTGCCACACGTAGTAAGAAACAACGGAGGCAATCGTGATGGATAAGTTAACACATAAGGACATAAACATCAAAGAAGATACTGATACTTTCATCAAGAGATTAAGTGATCCTGATGATAACTTTAGTGAGGAAACTTATGATGGTTATGTATTAGAAATTGAACAGGAATCGTATGACCCATAGAGCAAACCAAGAGTCAAACTTATCTGACGATAAGTATAACCTAGAACGACTAATTGCCTCAGAGTTTAACAACGAAGAACTTGCAATCCTTAAACTATTAGTGTTAGAAAGTCTTGCAAAGTATGATGATGTGAATGTTAACGAAGAGAGTGGTAATATTTACTCTATGTGTAAACAACTGTATGAGAAAATATGTTATCTACAGAGAGACAATAAGGGTTACTAAAATGTATATGTGAATAGTGATTGCCTCTTATAAACTAACACTTAGTAAGGGGTACTTATTCCACTAAATGTAGCATAGTTTTCCACAGTTATTGTTAGTTTATGTGGAAAAGTAATGTATTTAAGTTATATTTAAAAAGGGTTAAAAAAACATAGTAGTGTGCTCTATCTCTTTTGTAATTAACGTTGAATAAAGGTAGCAAATTATAGGTATCTTGGGGCGCATTATAACACGAATTCCCTCGAAAGGCAAGAAAGTCGTTATATCCCCACATAAGGCAATATTCCCACTAAGTTGCTCAAATGTCTTGCAAATACTCGCAAACAATGTTATACTTAAGGAGTGAACAGTTAGTAATACTTAAGGTGTGACAGTGGACAAAGTGGACCAAGAGTGGTTGATATTTAAGGGGTAATGATTTATTATAATAGAGTAATACAAATCAGACCAAATGCGTAAAATCGAAAGAGCAATGAACAGTGCAGTAATTAACCGCACTAATTGGAGCAAATCAAACACATCAGTTTGCTACAACGACTCCACTAATTGTTCCACTATTTCGCTACATGGTCATCAAATTGCCACTGTAGATCATAACACTAAGGCAGTCAAATTAGACTCCTGTGGTTATGAAACAGTAACGACAAAAAGTCGTTTAAATGCTTTACTTAGTGAAGTAATGTACGGTGCAAAAGTATTTCAAAAGAACTGGAATTGGTTCGTCTCAATGTATAACCAAACAGAGTCATTCTCTGATGGTATGATACTATTAGACCACGGCAATCGTCTTGAGGTTGTTTAAGCAATCGTCCTTACACTTTTCCACAGTTCGTTATTACTTTTCCACATGCAATTACCAACCGATTTGAGCAAACTATCCAGACTAGATTTGGAGATCTTGGATACACAAAACAAGATCAAATATGTACGACTTCCTGTTAGAAACCCTCGCAAATCTGATCTCTGGTTATCACAAACTAAAGGCATCAGAACTAACACAAACCGAGGTAAGATTAACTCTAAGTCTGCTACACTTATCTAAACAGAATTACAGGGGTTAGGTAACACTAACCCTTTTTCATGTTTGAGCAACTTAAGGGTAGGCAATCATGCTGTGGAAAATGTAGCAAACTCATGCGAAACAGTTTGCTTGCCTTAAGAGAGGCAATCATGGTATACTAAATGTAGCAAACTCGCAGTCTGATTGATGTTGTTATGTTGCTCCCTGATGGGCGATGGCGGGTTATAAAAGCGCTTAAGTCCCTAACCTACAACGAACCGAAAGCGAGAGCTATATATTATTAGTAATTAAATATTTTTTCAGATATAAAAAAATGCCCAAGTATGAAATAGAATGGCAGGATCAGTTTGGGGCATGGAAACATTTCCAAACAAAACATAATGAGAGAGATGCATTTAGAACTGCACAGTCTAGGGCTCGGTCTACTGGAAAGAGACATAGGCTGATGACAGAAGGCACATTATGTGATATACTAGAACCATAACCAACGGAGAATATGCCAGTCTACAGAGATTACGAGATTCGTATTAACTTAAATGAGTTAATCGAACAAGAGATGCATGTATGTGATGCACTACATCCTAGTCATTGTTTAACTGAGGAACAGATAGATCATATAGCACATGCACTTAGGTCTGATCTTGATCTTAGTCCTATATACAAACAAGTTCATGATGAGATAGCTCGGTTTTGTGAACAGTATCATGTGGAGATGCCCTAATGTCAGCAATGTATAATGATATAAAGATTGAATTTAACTTGAATGAGTTAGTTGCAATCAGAGCAGGAGTCCTTAAGTTAGAAATGACTGAGGATGATATAGATGAAGTGGCTATTGATGCACGTATTCGAGTAACGTGGGATACCTTATATGGCATGATTGATGATTTAATCCTAGAGTATATGGATGAACCTAATCCTAATAAGCCCAACTACGGTGAAAGAAGTATTGAAACCATTGAGATAACAATGGAGAAAGAAAAGAAGGCACGAGAGAAAGAGTTTAAGAAGAACTTCGACATGATTACTCTAGACGGAGGTTCTTGGCAAATAGAAGTACCTATGAGGAAAAAATGAAAACCTACCATATCTACTTAAAGGATCGTTGTCTGTTTAAAAACCTAGATGAAGATGAGTTTAAAGTAATATGGGGCAGACTATATCATTCTTATTGGGATGATATTACTTATAGTGAAGTCAATGAAAAAGAATTAGAACGGTACGAAGAGGCTAGTTTTTAATGGCACATGTCTTAGATCATCTTGAAGACTTTACGAATGATTGGATTAATTGGTTGCAGGAGACCGACGAAGATCATACGAGGCAAGACTTACCTGAGTATACTGGCCCTCGTTGTCCCTTCGCAAAGAAGGCATGGGATGAAGGTAGAATAAAATTCGTTAAAGTCTATGATTACTATTGTGCATATGACTTTTGGGAAGTTGTTAGCAGGGAATGTGACAGTTTTGATATTAATAAACATGATATAGTATTAGTTGTTGCTAAATCTAATGAAAGTCATATAAATCCTGATCAAATGAGCGGCGGCGTTGACGGACTCAACACGTTTCTGAATGAACAGAGAAAAGATATATGGTTATTAACTAAGATAGATGGAATGTATACTATAGTAATGATACAAAGGATTACTGACTTAGACAATGCATCTAAACAATTAGAGAAACAAGGTTATTATATTGGCCATTATAGTGAAGAACAAATGGAGAAGGTAGTTACTGGCCGTGCTAAGTATAGGGAGAAGTTAGAATGAAGAGTTGTGATATAGAAGACTTGCCTAACTACGGTGTTATGCAATGTGAATTAGAAAAGGAAGAAGTAGATTACCTGTGGAAACTTGTCCATAAGTATACACCTAACGCTGAATGGGATGGTAGGAAACTCCTTAGTATAGACGATGAAGATAAACAATTCTCTATGAATGATGATGATTTATATTTTCAAGATAATTGTTTAATGCCTGCGGCACAAAAGTACTTTGACGAGTATGGAACTCCGTTTAAACTTAAAACTACTCACTATCACGACCTATCGTTTAGTAGGTTCTGGGGTCGTGCATCTAATGAAGGTGAGTATCAAAGTATACACGATCATCAAGGGATTTTTACCTTTGTAGTATGGTTAACTATTCCATTTGATCAAGAAGTAGAACGTGCTGCATCACAAGGGTTCAGACCAGAAGCAGGTGATTTCGTTATTGTATACCCAGATACTTGTGGCCAAATACAAAAAAAGAACTATGTTCTTAGTAAAGGTGCGGAAGGTAGAATGATGTTATTTCCAAGTGATATGAATCATATTGTGTATCCACATTATACAACAAAAGACTATCGTATTTCTCTTGCTGGAGATATTGTATTAAACTCTCATAGTACTCATGCGTTAATTAATCCTAGTACTAAAGAAATTTAAATTTATAGATAGAATGAAATATGGTTACTCGCAGATGAATATTGATCTGGACGTAAGCGAGTTGGAATTAATCTATGAATCAATTCAATACAGACTCGAAAACGACAATCACCTTATGTACCATCCGAACATAAGGAAAGATCTAGAGGATATGATGGCGGTTTGGGAAGATGAATACCTATAACGTCTTTATAGGCGACAAAGAAATCATGTCAGAAGTCAGTGAACATGATTTAAAATACAAATTAGAGTTTTTAAGAGCGTATTTTACCCATTACCCTGATGATGAACTTAGAAATGAAGAAATTAAAGTGGTTAAGAATAAATGAACATTGAAAAAAGGGTTTTGCCCAACTTTGGAGTACTAGATGTAACTCTGGAGAGGGATCATACTGACCATCTTTACCATCTTATAGAGAAATATGAGATTAATGCTGATGAAGGTAAACAACAATGGATGTTAGTTGATGATGAACATCGATTTAAACAGACAGTTCTTGATCCTGCCATCAATTATTATGTAAAAGAGTGGGGTTTTCCTACAAGATTAAAGTCAACACACATTCATGACCTTACTTTTCAGAAATTCTGGGTAAATTCTACTACAAAAGGTCAATATCAAGCATTACATAACCACGATGCTGTGTTCTCTTTCGTAATTTGGTTAAAAATACCCTCTGTTGCTAGTGAAGAACAACAAGTTCAGGATACAATGCACCCTGAAGCAGGTGATTTTATATTAACTTACTCAGATATAACAGGAAGACACTGTAAAGTTAACTGGAAATTAGAAAAACAGTACAATGAAGGTCATATGTTACTGTTTCCAAGTGATTTATTTCATGCGGTTTACCCCCATTTCTTAACTGATGAGAAAAGAATATCTTTAGCTGGTGATATTGCATTAAACAGTAATAAAATAGAGGGTATTTACGACCAAGGAATGTTGTTAGGCACTGAAAACAGTCAAGAATTTCTGTCTAAAGAAGCTTAATATATAATATAACACTATGGACAAAATGATTTGACCGTGGTATACTTACTATGTACTGAATACATGTTATGGCTAAAGGATTTACAGTAAAAGCTAATGCCCCTAAAACGAAGAAAGTTGAAGACGACTTCGATCTGGGTAAAGCAAAAGAATTAGCAAAAGGAAAAGCATTTGTTTTCTGTTTGCCTGGTAGAGGAGTCTCTTATATCTTCTTAAAAGCATTCGTTCAACTCTGCTTTGACCTTGTTCAAAATGGATCTAGTATCCAAATCTCCCAAGACTATTCTTCAATGGTCAACTTTGCACGTTGTAAGTGCTTGGGTGCAAACGTCTTACGAGGCCCAGACCAAATACCTTGGGATGGAAAACTAAAATACGATTATCAAATCTGGATTGACTCCGATATCGTTTTCGATACTGAGAAGTTCTACCGTTTGGTATGGATGCAGAAGGATATTGCTGCTGGTTGGTATTGCACAGAAGATGGAAAGACCACATCGGTTGCACATTGGTTAGAGGAAGATGACTTTGCTAAGAATGGTGGAGTTATGAATCACGAAACTATTGAGTCTATCTCACGCCGTAGAAAGCCTTTCACAGTTGACTACACAGGATTTGGTTGGCTTCTCATTAAGCATGGAGTCTTTGAACATAAAGATCTTAAGTATCCTTGGTTTGCTCCTAAGATGCAAGTCTTTGAATCTGGTGATGTACAGGATATGTGTGGAGAAGACGTATCTTTCTGTCTCGATGCGAAGGAAGCAGGATTTGAGATATGGTGTGATCCAAAGATTCGTGTTGGACATGAGAAAACTCGCATAATTTAATTATGGCAGACCGTTTGTACAAAGTAATGGAGTTGGGTACTAATGGTTGGGGTATTCCTGATGAAAAGAGGGATCAACACCTAACCAAAGAACAGGCGGAGGAGAGATTACAGTTTCATATCAATGAAGGTGTGTCTCCTCAACGTCTTAGAGCGTCTCCAGAGTAAAATTTCGGCGTAAAACACACCTTAAAGTATAAATAGAGATACGATCAAGCAAAATGGAGTAGTAATGGCAGATTCAGATCCAACAAAAGCACCCCATAACGTAGTCAGTTCTGGGCATGGTAGCGGTAGTGTAAAAGGACAGTATGATGTTAGTGCCCAAGCACGAAAAAAGAGTGCCGCAATCAACAATAATGCCCAATCTCCACTAGCTGCAGGTTGATAAAAACCGAAAATTCATTAAACGCCTTTGGGTTCCTTGCCTAAAGGTGTTTTTTTGTCGCTAAATAGATTATGATATACCTTTTTTAAGGAAATGCACAACGATCATATCAAAATTGACTATATTAGTTCTAATATGAAGGATTTAATCGATAAACCCGAAAAATCCGATGATTTATTGCGTGAAGTCGTAGGAGATTACCTCCAAGACACTAAAAGAAAGCAAAATTTGAGTGAAAGTGACATAGATAAGCTCGAGTATTGCTAAAAATGGCAAAAGTAGATACCCGATTACAAAATAGTCAGGCTTTTAAGGATATAAGTCTTTCATTTGTCCGCCATCCAGTGACGGATGACATTGGTGTGTTTACAAATGAAGCTGCAATTAAGAGATCTGTCACAAATTTAGTCCGAACAAGGGTTGGTGAACGATTTTATCAAAAATTATTAGGAAGTGAACTGGAAGATTCACTATTTGAACAACAAGATCCAGACACTGCCATTGTTTTGGAAGATGATATACAACTTTTGCTTGAAAACTATGAACCTAGGATATCTGCAGCAGAAGTTCAAGTCATTTATCCTTTAGATACCAATGAATTGACGGTAACTATTAATTATAATATTGTTGGACTAACCGTTCCAAGACAAAATATAGAATTCGTCCTTCAATCAACTAGAATATAATGTCTTTTAACCAGTTTACAAACTTAGATTTCGCTGATCTAAGGGCACAAATTAAAGATTACCTTCGTGTAAACAGCGATTTCTCTGATTTTGACTTTGAGGGGTCTAACTTTTCAACGTTAATCGACCTTTTAGCATATAACTCATACATTACTGCCTACAATACGAACATGGCAGTTAATGAATGTTTCCTTGATAGTGCAACTTTACGAGAAAATGTAGTTTCACTAGCAAGAAATATTGGTTATGTGCCAAGATCATCCCGATCTGCACAGGCTGTGGTTAATTTCAGCGTAGATTTGGGTACAAATGACACAAAAATTGTAACGTTAAAAGCAGGACAGTGTGCATTAGGTACACAACAAGGAAGTTCTTACATATTTTCCATTCCAGACGACTTCATTGCTACAACTGGTGAAAATAATATAGCTCAATTTGACAATTTAACGCTTTATGAGGGAGTTTACCTAACAAAAACTTTCCAAATTGATTATTCGCTACCAAATCAGCGATTTATCCTTCCAAATGCGAATATTGACACTACTTCTATTCGTGTTACGGTCAAATCTACGACAAATGAGATTTATACGCTCTATAACAACATTTTACAAGTAGATGCTACCTCTAAATTGTTCCTAATTCAAGAAATTGAAGACGAACATTACGAAATTCTCTTTGGAGACGGAATTATTGGTAAAAAACCGCCTGCTGGAGCAATTATTGAAGTTACTTACATTGTAACTAATGGAGCATTGGGAAATAACGCTAGAAATTTCTCATTTGTGGGAATTTTGAAGGATGATACCGATTCCACGATTACTGGCGGTATTTCACTTCTCACAACAACCCAAAAAGCGGAAATGGGTGACAGTATTGAAGATGTAAGTTCAATTAAGTATCTTGCACCTCGTATATACTCATCACAGTACCGTGCCGTGACCGCCAATGACTATTCGGGGATAATTCCATTCGTATATCCTAACGTCGAGTCTGTGACCGCCTACGGTGGGGAAGAACTCGATCCTCCTGAGTATGGTAAGGTCTTCATCTCTATAAAACCGAAAAACGGTTCATTCTTATCACAAATTACCAAGGATGATATTTCAAGACAGTTAAAACAGTATTCTATTGCTGGAATTAAGCCAGAAATCATCGATCTTAAGTATCTTTACGTTGAAGTCGATACTGCGGTCTATTATAACACTAACGCAACTTCAGATGCTACTGAATTACTTACTGGTGTTACAAGAACACTAACAACCTACTCATCATCATCCGATATCAATGATTTTGGTGGTAGATTCAAATATAGTAAAGTTGTTGGTCTAATTGACGATTCTGCAAGAGGTGTTACTTCAAACATTACCAGAGTTAAGATGAGGCGGGATATAACTCCTGAAATCAACACTTTTGCGACTTATGAACTTTGTTACGGAAATGCTTTCTATATGCAATGTGGCGGATATGGAGTACGTTCAACAGGGTTTACCGTAAGCGGTATTGATGGAACTTTATATCTTGGAGACATTCCTACTACTGGAACAACTGTAGGAAAACTAGTATTCTTTAAACTTGTTAATAATGTTCCTCTAATCGTTAAAAATGATGCAGGGACAATCGATTATGCTCACGGAGAGCTTATTTTGGATGTGGTAAATATAACAGGAACTGCACTTGCAAGCGGAGTCATCGAAATAGAGACAATTCCCGAATCAAATGATGTTATTGCTTTGAAAGACTTGTATCTCCAATTAGATGTCGCAAATAGTAAAGTTACTGCTTTACCAGACGTTATTTCATCTGGTGAAAATACATCTGCTACATCATACGTCAAAACCTCTAGTTATGCTAGCGAAACAATCTATACAAGATAAATGACGGATATTAAAAGAGTAAAAGTCTCTCATTTAATAGAATCACAGATTCCTGAGTTTTTGAATCAGGAATCTCCTTTGTTTGGGGCTTTTCTAAATCAATATTACGAATCTCAAGAACATCAATCTGGTGTAGTTGATCTAGCGACCAATTTACCAGAATATAGAAAGATTGGTGCTTTTAATAATGAAACTTTAATACCAGCTACAATTCTTACTCTATCTGCACTTGCAGGTGATACTAGTATAGAAGTTTCGTCTACTATTGGTTGGCCTGAAACATATGGTCTACTAAAGATTGATGATGAGATTATTACATATACATCAAAGACTGATACTACATTTGATGGATGTGCAAGAGGTTTTAGTGGAATAGATCAGATATCGAAAGAAGATGCTGCAGAATTCTTAAATTTTGCAGAAACTTCTGCAAAGGCACACATTGAAGGTGCCGTAGTAACTAATTTAAGTAATCTCTTCTTACAGAGTTTCTTTACTAAGTTTAAGACAGAATTCCTTCCTGGCTTTGAGAATAGATCGTTTATATCTGGAACATCAGTCACTAATGTCCTAACAAGGGCAAAAGACTTCTATATGTCGAAAGGAACTGATGCATCTTATCAGATCCTATTCAAACTTCTTTATGGTGAGGATATTGAACTCATCAAACCAATTGAAAGAACATTAGTTCCCTCTGATAACGTATATTTCAAAACTAAGCATGTTCTTTTAGAAAACTTGTTTGGTGGACAACCATTAGAGACTGTTGGTAACTTCTTATATCAAGATGTAAGTGGTATTGGTACTGTTAGTGCTTCGATTTATAATGTAGAGTATAGACCCATTAATCAACAGGACTTTTATGAAGTATCCTTAGACTCTACATCTTTTGACGGTACTTTCCAAGTGCCTGGTAAGACGAAGGCATTGGAATTAACTGATGAGAATTCGGAGACTCTTGTTGTTGACTCTACAGTTGGATTTGGTCAGAGTGGTACTCTGCTAGTAAAACCTAGAGCAGGTGCAAACTTCCTAAATTTACGTTATACTGATAAGACTATAAACCAATTCTTAGGAGTTACTGGCATCAGTACTTCTTTAGTCTTTGGTGCAGATATACTTGAGAATAAACTTGCGTATGCTTATGCAGGATATGGGCAGACATCAAAACTTGAATTTAGACTTGTTAATGTTATTGACCAAGTAGATACTACTCAATCTACGAATATGAAACTTGGGGATAACCTTAAGTTACTCTCATTCGGTAAGGATATGGGTGAGAGTGCGAAATTTAATAATTGGATCTATAACATTCCTTCTAGTCATAGTATTGCTACCCTTAATCAGGTAAACGTCAATACTTATAGAATTGTACTTTATGATTCATGTGTTTTCTATATTGATGAGATTCTAAAGTTAAAAAATCAGAATCAGGAATCTGTTGATGTTACAATTAAACAGATTGAATATGCCTCAACGAATGTATCGAAAGTATATTCAAATACTATTGTTGTTCAAACTAGTGGTACTGTTCCAACTGGTGCAGACACTATTACCAAGACAGTTACCAAGGCTTCTCATAATTCCAACTATTTTGCAGGGGTAGATAACTTCCCCGTTGGTATTCAGAACAGTTATCTTGATAAAGAAGAGAAATATTTCTATGTAGCATCATCTGGTCTACCAAATTACCCTATTTTTGCAACTGACAATAAGGTATGGGTTAAGAGTAGTTCTGTAGAGGTCACAGATGGGTACGGAACACCTCTGTTAGGTGGTGGCTATACATATACCATAAAATCCGAAGACCCCGCTGCCAACACTCCATTAAACCACAATTACGTAACTGGAGATAAAATCTACTGGGACAACACTACTAGTAGTGGAATTGCGACTGGTATCTACTTTGTAACCAATGTCAACCAAACTGAATTCTATTTGTCGTTTAGTGGATCTGACGTATTTGCTAAAAAGTATATTGCTATAAGAACAAATACCACTGGTCAATTCATTTACAAGTCTGGATGGGAGAATAAAACACTGAAGAATCAAAAGATTCTCAGAAAGTATCCATTCATCAAAGAAAAGACATTATTTGATGATCCAAACAAGAGAGAAGTTAATAACAGAGCTGTAGGATTGATGGCGAATGGTGTTGAACTGTTCCCACCAACTGTTTTTGATGAACAAATCTTCCACGGTGATCTAATTGATATAAAGGTAACTAATCCAGGCAAAGATTACGATGTTATAACTGGCCCACCTTTGGTCATTAACGATCAACAAGGATCTGGTTCTATTGGTCATGCCAATATTTCTGGATCATTTAGAGAAGTTAAATTAATTACTCCTGGCATTGGATATCAGGAAAAACCAAAGATTACAGTCAGTGGTGGCAATGGATCTGGTGCTGTTCTAGAGTCTAACCTTGTAAAGGGTAGAATTGTAGCAAATTTCAAGGCAGATGGTACATCAGTCAACACTACCGATGAAAGTGTAACTTTTGAGGCAAGACACAACTTTGAAGTTGGTGAAGGTGTTGTTTATGATGCTAGAGGTAACACTCCTATAGTCAACGTTGTTAGTGGATCTACTTACTTCGTTGGAGTAGAGAATGAAAAAAGAATTAAGTTATACAATAGTTCAGAAGATGCTAAAGTTGGAATTAATACCGTTAATTTAGGAAATATTAGTTTTGGTTTCCATAAATTTACTTCACTTAATGCTAAAAATACTATAACTCGAATTTATGTAAAGGAATCGGGTTCTGGATATTCAAACAAGAAGATTATTGTTCAAGCAAGACCTGTTAATGGAGATGTTCAGTCGGGTATCAGTACATCTGATGATTATATTCTTGCCTACGATCATAATTTCAGTGATGGAGAAATAGTTGAATATTCTAGTTCAGGAACTCTTTGCTCTGGACTTTCAAGTACCACACAATATGCAGTTAAGACAATTGACACCAACAGGTTTAGACTGTGTGATGTTGGAGTTTCAACACAGAGGGATCTTACGAATTATAACAAAAATAAAAACGCTATAATTCAGAGTTTGGGTACTGGTAAACATACTGTAAAGTATCCAAACATAGTTGTAAACGTAGAGAGTTTATCTGCTATTGGTAGCACAACTATCATCAAACCTGAAATATCACCTTTAGTTCTTGGATCTATTGAAAGTGTTTACTTAGAAGAAGGTGGAATTGGTTATGGTTGTACTAATATCATGGACTTCCATAGAAGACCTGATGTTGGAATATCAACAGTTGTATATCAGGCATTATTGAAACCAATCATTATCGATGGTTCTATTGTAGACGTTCAGATACTTGCTACTGGTCAAGGATACCGAGAAGACTCTGATATTAACATTTACAGTCCTACAGGAGACTTTGCTGATATTAGACCTATTATTACTAATAATAGAATAACAGGTGTATCAATACTTGATGGTGGTGTTGGTTATGCTTCTAGTGATACTACTTTAGATCTACAGAACAGAGGTAAATCTGCTAAGTTTATTGCTAACGTTCGTGAGTGGAAACTTAATCAAGTTCAGAAGAATGAGAACATTATCAGTGTTGAGGACTCTATATTAACTAAACCAAGTACAAACCCAGAATATCAACTACAAACAATAGGAATGTATCCCCCACAGAAGTTGAGATATCAACTTGGAGATAACATTGATTCTGGTAACTTAGAGACACCTAACGCAACACATTCACCAGTATTGGGATATGCCTATGATGGTAATCCAATTTACGGCCCTTATGGTTATCAGAATGCTGTTGGTGGTGCAATTATTAGATTGAGTAGTGGATATATCCTTGATACTAGTCTTAGATCTGGTTTAAGACCTCCTGGCTTTGCGTTTGGATACTTTGTTAATGATTATCTCTTCGATAACTCTGGAGGCTTAGACGAACATGGTGGAAGGTATTGTGTTACTCCACAGTTCCCTGATGGAACTTATGCTTATTTCTACAGTGTTGACGTTGATTCTAGTGGTGTTGCTAAACCTAAGTTCCCATATATGATTGGTGGTGCATTTAAAGACACTCCAATTGAAGAGAACTTTGTAACTTTCTTTAACCAAGATATTGATATTGCTTCTAGGAAACTTACTAGAAATATATCTCCATATTATCTAACATATGGTAATTCCGATTATGAGTTGATTGATGATGTTAAGGATGCCTTAAAACAGGAATTTGAAGTTAGAAAAACAAAGAATGCTGGAATAACTTCAGTAACTATTTTTGCTAGAGGTGATGGGTATAAAATAGACGATCCTCTTACATTAGATAATAAAGGTACTGATGGAACTGGTGCTAGTATTGTTGTAAGTGAAATTCTTGGTAAAGATGTAGAATCTGTAACGATTGGAGTCTCTACATTCCCAGGCACTGAATTAAGAAAAGACAAAGGTTTAATTGTTGGTGTAACAACCATTCCTCATGAGATATCAAGTGGTGAAACAGTTGTTTTAAGTGGTATTGATACTTCTCAATTTACTGAGTTTAATGGGCCTCAAAAGGTTACCGTTCTTACTAGAACTGTAGGTTTGGCAACTTTCTTAGACAATGTAACTAATACTGGAGTTAGTACTCACATATATGTTACAGATACCAGAGGTTTTAAACCAAGTGATCATATTGGTATAGGAACAGAGACTTTCTTAGTTACTAATATTGATGAACAGTTCTCCAGACTATTCGTAAATAGAGAGAATTTTGTTGGTGCTGCAATGACACATGCAGCTGCAGAATTTAATGTAGTATTAAAACCAAAGGAATTCCACTTCCCAGTTGGTGCTTCAACGGTATCTCAATTTACTTTTGAAAACTATGTAACCTACTTTAATCCACAACAAACTGTTGGTGTTGGTTCTACTGGAACACACTATGATATACCTCTTACTGGTTTAAGTACCACAGCTGTACAAACTATAGAAAATAGGTTTGTTCCTCAACAAAGAATTTATATTAAAGATCATACCTTCTTTACTGGTCAAAACTTGACTTATAACATGGGTATTGGTGGAACTTCTATTGTTTGGGCACAAACTAGTGCTGGTGCAACTTCTGGTGTGGGTACGGTAGTTCTTCCTGATGGAGATGTTTGGGCAATTAACTTAGAACCAGATTATATTGGATTGGCAACTGCAGGGTTCTGTACGACAGGAGATGCAATATGGTTCTATACACCTGCATCTAATTCTGGGTTTGCACATTCACTTACAACTAAGTATCCAAAAGTAACTACAAAGATAGAAAGATTCTATGGAGATGTAGGAGTATCTTCTGCTCATGGTCTTTTAACTGGTGACACAATTACATTAGATGCATTACCTAAGTCTGCTGAATCAGTTGCCCTTAGATATGATCCTGTTATTGCAAAAGTAACTACAAAGAAAGTAGGATTTGCATATACTAATTTCTCTACTGATTTAACTCAGATAAACATTGCTGATGAAGACCTACAGAGTGGAGATAAAGTAGTTTATTATGATAGTGGAAATACTATTGCTGGGTTGTCAAATAATGAGACTTATTTTGTTCTTAGGGAAGATACTGAATCTATAAAACTTTGTAAGTATAAATCTGATGTTTTTGCTTCTAATCCTGTAGCAATAACAACGGTAACTGAATCTCAATCAGGTAATAAGAGTTATATTGCTAAGATCAATCCACCAGTAGACTTTACAACAGGAAATACCATCACTTTTGATGTTTCTGATAACAGTCTATTGGATATGAGATTGGACTTCTTTGAAGATATTACTTTCAATTCAAGACTAGACGTTTATGGTACAAGTTTATCTGGATTTAACATTGCAAGAAATGGTATTTCTGGAAATGCTAATGCAACTGTAGTTCTTAGAACTGATATTGAATGGCCAAGTAAAACATTCTATAATTTGACTCCTGTTGTTCCTTCAGATGCAAGAAAGACATATGGATCATCTGATACTGATGTTACTGGAAGAAACAACATAACATTCAGAAATATTGTTCTAAAGAATGAACATAAAGTAATAAGAAGTGATGATAAGAACTTTACTTTCAACTTATTAGAAAAACCACTAGAAGCTCAGAAATATGTCTCTAGAACAGGTGTAAGTACTATCACATATAGTACAACTTCACCTACTGCAAGGGGCCCAGTTTCTCAGACTAAAATCAATTTCCCTGGCAAAGGATATACTGTTCTACCTAAAGTTATTGGTTTTGCAAGTACTCAAGGTCAAGATGCCATTGTTAAGGTTTCTTCACCAGAAATAGGTCAGATCGATACTATTGAAAGAGTAAAAGATGGATTTGATTATCCAACTGATCCTACTCTATTGCCATTCTTAAGTGTTCCTGCAATTGTTGACATAAGTGGTATTGCTAGAATAGATAAAATTAAAGTTGTTGATGGTGGTCAGAGATATAACCAACCACCTAAACTTACTGTTCGTGGTAATGATAATGTATCAATTGCTGCACATGTAATTGGTGGATCTGTTGATAGTGTAGAAGTTACTCAGAATGCTTATGAATTTAAAGAACCACTAAGCATAATTACAACTAATAACTCTAATGGTTATGACATTGATGCCATAACTCATTCAGGAACATCTGTTACTGTTGAATTACTATTAGATGCACAGTTCAATATTCCAATAAAAACTGGATTTGCATCTACTGAAACTAAACTACCATTTGCAGTAGGAGACAAGGTATTTGTTGAAGGATGTAGATTAAAACCACTATCAATAACGAATGGAGAGGGCAATTTCAACTCTGCAGATTATGACTATACTTTCTATTCAGTAACAGGTGTAAGTACCGCTAATAACACAGTTACTTTCAGTATGAATGATGCTCCTGGCATTTCTACTGTTACTTTGGGTGCCTATGATGATGACTTCACTTTAGGATCCATTGTTAACTACAATGACATGGCTAAGTTCAATATGACGATTATTGACGATGCCAAGTATGTTTCTGGTGAGAAAGTAACATCTGTTAGATTTGAAGGATATGTTTCTGAGAATGGTTGGAATGGAAACATTGGTCAACTTAGACTTAGAGATACTATTGGAAAACTATTGCCTGGAGATACATTGTATGGTCAGGTGTCTAAACTTCATGGTAATGTAAGAGATGTCAACAGATTTAGTGTTGATACAACTCTTGGAGTTACTAGGGATAAGGTTTCCAAGAATGATATGAATGTTGGTATTCTGAATGATTTCAGTCAGAGATTATCAGACAACTTCTATTATCAAAAGTTTGCATATTCAATTAAGAGTAAGTTACCACACAATAAGTGGAAAGAGGCTGTAAAATCTATTGTTCATCCATCTGGATTCTTAGAATTCTCTGATCTTGTAGTAGAGAGTGATTCTAAGAAGGATGCTGAAACACTGAATTTGGTATCTGTTGGTATTGCTAAGTCAACCAACATGAAGGTCAAACCTGCTGATATTAAGATTGACCTTATTTTGAATATTGATAATGAGATGTATTTGGGTAAAAGAGATAATTTTGCTATGGTTACTGAGGACGATCCTCTACCAGACGGTTCTGTACAGAGAATCTATTTCCCAGAAGGAAGACCAATTAAGAGTTTTGTTATGAATAAGACCAATAAGGTCTTAAATTTGGATGATATCTCTAGTGGATTTGATGGTTCTCATGATAGAACAGGAACATTGGTTGGAAGTAAACAGTTCCAGTTAACTTCTGGCGGCGTCCCTGCCTTTAAGAAACAATATAATTCTGCTAATGGAAACGTTGTTGATCTAGCACTTAACATCATTAGTATTCAGAATCATGATTTCCAGACTGGTCAGACTGTAACTTTAGACACCGACGGTGGATCTAAGATTGGTATTGCAATTACATCACATACAACAGGTACTAAAGATATTATTATGGCTGCCAGATCATCTGGTATTGGTGGTAGTGCAATATTTGAAAATGGATATAACGTCCAAATCCCAGGCCCCGTAACGGGTACTGCAGTAACTGCTAACCCTCCAGGCGATCAATTCCGAATTTATGGTTTTGGTAATCCTAATGGTGGATTAGCTGGTATATGTACTAGAGGTTCTGGTGCTCATTTCCAAGTCAAGTTCGATTTCAATCAAACTACTGGACAGTGTATATCTACAGCAGTTACATTGATTAATGGTGGTGCTGGTTACTTTGTTGGAGACAACGTAAGTATTGCTGGTACACACTTAGGTGGGGCTACTCCTGCAAATAATTTGACGTTCCCAATTACAAAGGTTACTGGTACAAGAACTGGTGTTTCTACCATGTACAGTAATGTTCCATCCACGAATAATGGATCTGGATCTGGTGCAGTATTTAATATTACTAGAGATGGTAATTTAGATATTACAGCTGTTGGTGTTGTTACTGGAGGAACGGGATATGCTTCTACTAATGTAGTTGCTATTGCTGGAACATATATTGGTGGATCTACACCAACTGATGACGTATATCTAACTCCTGTTGAGTTGGGTACAAATGTCATGCCTAATGAGTTATTCGTACAGAAAGTTGATGACTTTAAATTCAGAGTTGCTGGATTATCTACATCATTACCTTTCAATTTTGTTGGATTAGGAACGGGGACACATATCCTTACAGTTCAGGAACCAACAAAACAGGCTTTGATTATGGTGGATAATATTATTCAAACTCCTATAAAGAACAAAAAACTAAGTATAACTGTTTCAAGTGCTCTTGGTCAAACTGATGAAGGTGTAACTGTTTCTGCAGGAATTGGTTCTTTAACAAAAGGAGATATTCTGAAGATAGATAATGAGTACCTTAAGGTTAAACAGATTGGTGACACTACATTTGCTCAGGCAAGAACAGCCAAAGCAGAGAATACAGTTGCTAATAATTTCTATTATGATACCAATAGAATGAATTCTTCAGTTACGACTGCCGACACAACATTGGCAAGTCACGATGATAACCCTCCATATTAACTATAAATAAAGAAAAACGTTTTAAATAATGTCTAAACAGGGAATTAGTACTGGTTCTGCTCCGAATGACGGCACGGGTGATACCCTATTGGCAGGAACCATCAAAATTAATAGTAATTTTAGTGAAATTTATGAAACGTTTGGAGACGGTGCTAACCTTTTAAGTTTCGTTTCTTACGCTACTACTGCTGGTTATTCTACTAACTGTGGTATTGCGACGACATCTATTGCTGCTGGAATTGCAAAGAGTGTTGCAGACGATATAAATGTCAATACATCTGGTGTTGTAACATCAAGTTATGCTGATGTTGGTAAGATAACCATTCAACAGCCTGGTGCAATTACGGATGGGCCTATTGAGGTTGGTTATGCAACCACCATGTTTAGGATCAAAGCTGATGGTATGGTTGGTATAGGCACATCACTGCCTACCTCACAGTTAGAAGTTGCATCATTCTCAAACGAAAGACCTACTATATGGGCAATTGCAAAAGGTAATGGACACGGATTACGAGTATCTGATCAAAATTCTACTGATGGAAAGTCATTTGTTGTTGATAAAAACGCATATACTGGAATAGGTTCTACTGCTCCCACTTGTAGACTAGATGTTCAGGGGGATGTTTTAGTCAGTGGTACTAGTACTTTAACCGATCAGGTAAACTTTAATGCAGATATTACAGAGAAAGTCGTAGGTAACTTTAGTGATAACTTTACTGTAAGTGCAGGAGGTACATTCACCGTTGATATATCTCAGGGTTCAGTTGTTCTTGGTGGACTTACAACATCAGTTACAGCATGGAATTTTACAAATGTAAGTGGTGCAAATAGTAAAGCAACAACAGTTACGGTGATTAATAATTCTGGTATTGGATATACTTACGGAGATGCAGTAAACGTCAATGGGGCGCCTGTTGCATCTGGTATTAAGTGGGTTGGTGGTAATCCTCCACCTGCAACAGCAAATGATGACATATTAACCTTTAGTATTATCAGGGACGGTACTGGTGTTACTAGGGTTTATTGTAGCAGTTCCATTAACATCATATAGAGGACGTAGATTAAATGCCAAGAACTACGCCTGGACAAGGAGCGTTATTCAAACCATCCTTTAATTCCACTTACGGTGTTCACCAGATACAGGTTTTAGCTGGTGGAGCTGGATACGCTAAAACGGATCCTCCAAAAATAGAAATTGATGGGACAACTACACCAACTATTGAAGGTGTATTTTATCCTGTTATTAGTGGTGTAGGCACCATATCTGATATTATTATCTTTAAAACAGGTGTTGGATATTATCCTGTTTTTAGTACATCTACACAGTCACAGGTTGTTGTAGAGAGAGGTGCTTTTGGTACTTTAGGAACTAGTCATAGTTCTGCTGGTATTGCTTACTCAGTATTTTCTGGTGATTATAATATTGTAGACGATAACATCTTTTTCAGTGATGCTCCCTATGGTAAAACTGGCCCAGTCGGACTCGAAACTGGATCTTCATTTGCTGGCAGAATGTTCTCCAGAAAGTTGGATCCTTTTGACACTGCTGACACTAATACGATTCTAGATGATATATCATTAGAATTTACAGGTATTGCAGGAACTCAATTCACCCTAACAGAGAATAACGGGATAGTTACCTCTGTTTATAACAATGTTAATACTGGAGTGGATATAAACAACAATCCATTCATCTTAATTAACAACGTAGTACAAACGCCAGGACTAGACTTTGAAATTGTAGATAATGCTTCAAATAAACTTAATTTCTTAAGTGGAGTTCCAAGGGCAGGAAGAATTAATAAAGTAGGACTTCAGACTGGTTCTGGTTATTACTTACCAACTAAGGCTGCTGCAAGAGTTGGTGTTGGATCAACTGGTAGTCTTGAGTTTATTCAAATAGAAGGTAAGGGTCAAGGATATAGATCAGTCCCAGAAATTAGTGTTAGATCATCTCAAGGTTATGGTGCAAGTTTAACTGCATATCTTGGAACTTCAGCAGGAAGTGCAGTTGCTATTAGTACTGCAGATTATAACCATATTGCTGGTATTTGTACGTTTAGTACTGGTGCTGCATCTCATGGTTTTGAAAAGGACGATAGAGTTAGAATAACTGGTGCAGGATTTACTTTTACTCCTGTATCTGCGAATAGGAACGTTAATACTTTTGGGTACGATTATATAACTGGAATTGCTACTATTGGAGTTACTGGTGGTCACTATATTGGTACGGGTTCTAATCAAAGTAGAAGTCTATTAATAACACAAGTACAAGTCTATAATGGTATTAGTACATATACTTTTAGAGAGGATGCTTATCCAATTACTGAAGTTATTGATGCCAATAACGTATTAGTTAATCTTGGTATAAGTACACAACCAATAACTTATGTTAGTGGTGGATTAACAAGGGCTGGTGTTGATACTAACATTCTGGATGGTAGAAATGTAGTTGGTTTTGATGTACTTGGTATAACCACAAACACATTTGAAGCATTTGTTGGTGTATCTACTTTTGCACATCAATATGTAACTGGTGGTGTAGTTAATAGAGCAGAAGCAGGAATAGTTACTAATTTTGCTATTGTAGAGGGTGGAACTGGATTCTATGCACCAAGGACAATTTCATATATTAATGGAACTCCTTCAAACGGTATTACTACCCTTACTGCTTATGGTAATCAGGCTGGAAATTCAGTTGCGATAACATCAGTAAGTTATGATGATATATCTGGTGTAGCCACAGTCACTTCTGGAAGTGGACATGGATTAACAACATCTAGTGTTGTTAAATTAGCAGGTATTGCATTTAGTACTGGACAGGGTGATATTACATTCCCAACCGATGCACAAAAGTATTATGGTGTAAGAAGTGTTGCAGATGCTAATAATTTCACTATCAATATTGGTGCTGCTGTAACGACAAGTGGTATCCACACTCATCATGCAGGAGTGGGTTCATTTATAGCATATGCTGGACACGGATTAGAGACTGATGACTTTGTTTATGCAAGTGGTGTTGCTGTTACATTTACTAGTGCCCCTACAGTAAATGTTGGTGGTGTAGAGTATGATGAACAGACTGGAATTGCAACTATTACTACTAGAAAAAATCACAATCTAACAGAAGATGATTGTGTTATTCTTTCTGGTATTTCATTCACTTGTAATTACGATCCAGCACTAGGGATATCAAGTGCTGAATATGATAATACTACTGGTGTTATGACAGTAACAACCTCTGCTGCTCACGGTTATAAAGTGGGTAAAGATGTTGTATTTACTGGTTTAGGATTTACATGTCAGTTAGATAATGGTGCAAATCAACATTATTATCCAAGAAGTCGTTCTACTGCATACGATACTTCACTTCCTGTTGTTGGTATTGCTGGAACAACAGTTACTATTGATGTTGGATTTGCTCCTCCAAAGGATCAATTCACTCATGTATTCGATAAGGCAAATGCTGGTGCATTAATTGGTGGTGGTGCTTATAATCATAGGTACATTCGTTCTGAAGAAGGTGCTTTATTAACTGGTGGAGACTTTACACATAAGTTTATTAGTGCTACTGCTGATTCTACATTTAGTGGTGGTAATTACGAACACAAATTTGTTAGTTCTGAAGATAAGACTATAAAAGTCGGTGGTAATTATGCCCATACATTCGTTCCAGCAAGAACGGTTGCTGACTGTATCGATATAGTTGGTGGTGGTACAACTACACCCACAAATGCAGATTATGTTCCTAGTACTGGTGCATTAGTTTTAACAGTCCCTGGCCACGGATTATCAGGCCCAACATCCCATACAATAACAACTGCAAGATATAACGCTCTTGTTGGAATATTAACTATAACTGTTCCTGGCCATAACTTTGCCAATGGTGATCAAATTAAGATTGATAACGATGCCATTGGATTTAAGTGTTCAATGGATGGTAATTCTACTACTCATACATATCCACGTTCTACTGATCCTGTAAGTAATCAGTGGTTGCCAATATCCAATAAGACAACAGATAATTTTGAAGTATTTGTTGGTATGAGTACCATTGTTAATTACAGTGTTACTGATGCTTTATACACACCTTCTGTAGGTGTGATGACCATGACTATTGGTAATCATGATCTATTAGCAGGTTCTAGTATTAAAATTAAACCATCTTCACTTGGATTTAAGTGTGAGATGGATAGTCAGACAGCTACTAAGTATTATCCTCGTTCAACTGATCCTGTTTATGATACTGCTGTTCCCATAACAGGTATAGGAACTACTACAATAACCGTTCAGGTTGGTGTTTCAACAATAGTCAAATACAACATTAGGTTTGCAGATTATAACCCTGTTGTTGGTATTATTACTATTTCTCTTGATAGACTTCATGGATTTACTGTTGGAGATAGTATTAAATTTAAAGAAGGTTCTATTGTCTTTAAATGTGCTAAGGATGCTTTCCAAACTAATCATTTCTATCCAAGACCACAAGATCCTTTCTATAATACAGCAGTTCCTATTGTTAGTTGTGCTGGTACAATATTCACAGCTAATGTTGGTGTAACAACTCTTGGAAACTTCATACACTCGTTTGTTCCAAACCAAGGTGTTGCAGTTGAGGGCGTAATTGCTGGTGGTGATTATGGACATACATTTAGTGGAGTGGGAACAGATGCTGTAATTACTGGTGGTGTATATGACCATACATTTGAATCTGCTGTTTCTGGGGGACTTAAGAGACCTTCAACAAAGGTTGAAATATCTAAAGGTGCATTAACATTCAAGTGTGCGAAAGATAATTATGCAACAGAACATGCATATCCTCGTACTACAGACCCAGCATATAATACAGAACTAGGAATTGTTGACACAACATCTAATACTTTTGAAGTTAGAGTTGGTGTATCGACTGTTCAAGAAAGAGCAATCACAGATGCGAGTTATAACGCTGCCACAGGTGACTTAGTGATGACAGTTGGATCTGGTCATTCATATACTTCTCCAACTTCACACACGATTACAACTGCAACATATACTCCTTCTACTGGAGTAATAGAACCTACTATCGCAAATCATGGGTTCCTTAGTGGAGATTACGTTAATTTTGGTACTGGATCAGTCTCATTTAAGTGTGAAGAAGATGATTATGCAACTCCTCACGCATATCCTCGTTCATCCGATCCATATGCTAATCGATGGTTACCAATTTATAATGTAGGAGTTAATACATTCTCCGTATTTGTTGGCGTATCTACAAACACTACTGAACATATATTTTTCGTTGGTCTTGCTGGAGGACTGAAGAAAGCAACTGATACTGTTGGGATTAACACAGCTGCAGTTGTAATGACATGTTTCAGGGATCAACATAAGACAAAACATGCTTATCCTCGTCCCGATGATCCTATTGGTGGTAATAAGAGTGTTGGTATTGGAGCAACAACTGATTCCACTATTACAATTAATGTTGGTGTATCAACGATTAAGAATTACTCAATAACAACTGCTGCATATACTGCTAGCACTGGTATTGTAACTGTATTCTCTAACCGTCATGGATTGAGTGGTAATTTAATTCAAACAACTAATTTTGCGACTTATGATGCTGCATCTGGCATTATGACAGTCACAACAAATGGTGATCATAATCTAATAACTGGAGATAGGGTTCAATTTGATAGAGACTCTATTAATTTCAGATGTATGATGGATGGTAGAAAGTCCATCAAGAGTTATCCAAGGGCATCAGATCCAGTACATCAACAGTGGTTACCTATAGAAACTGTTGCTGATGATAAGTTTAAGGTTATTGTTGGTGTATCTACTATTGTAACTCATACTCCTACCAGTGGATCTTATAATCCTTTCACTGGATTAATGACTGTAGATATTGGTGAACATTCACTTAAGAAAGGTAATGGCGTAAAATTAAAAACTAGGGCATTCAAATTTACTTGTGGTCAAGATAATCACGCTACAAATCACTTCTATCCTAGAGCAACTTCTATTAGTGGCCCAGATCCTGCTTATAATACTTCAGTTAAGATTGTTGCAACAACTGATACAACAATTACACTAGATGTTGGTAAGTCATCTAACCAATCAACTCATATCTTTATTTCTTCTTCTGCTGACTCCGTTATCTCTGGTGGTAACTATGTTCATACATTTGAAAATGCAATCTCCAATAATATAAAGATTGCTAGGGATACTATTGGTATAACAACAAACTCTTATACCTTCCAGTGTTCTCAAGACAATTATGGATCTGATCACACATATCCAAGATCAGGTTATGCTCATACATTTGTAAGTGCGACAACTGGTGCTGCATTTACTGGTGGATCATATGCACATAATTTTGTAAGTGCTGGTGCAGAATCAATTTATGTTACTCAAAGTGGTGCTAAATTAACACCAACAAATGCTGCCTATAATGCCGAAACAGGTAACATGGTTCTGACATTTGGATCCAATCATGGTTTGGTTGCAGGTACTAATACAGTTGGTATTGCAACTAATTCAATTACCTTAACTTGTGATAGAGATAATCACGCTACAAATCACTCATATCCAAGGTCAACAGACCCAGTTCACGGTCTTACAAACGTTGCAATTGGTGCTACTACACTTGACACAATTACAGTTAATGTAGGTGTTAGTCAGATTGTATCTAAGAATATAACTGCTGCAACTTATGATCCTGAATCTGGATCAATGGAAATCACCATTGCTAATCATGGACTTCTAGTTGGTCAACCAATTGGTATTGTTACCAATTCAATGACATTTACATGTGCTAGAGATTTACATGCAACTAATCACACATATCCACGTAACACTGATCCATATCATAATAAGAACATTTCTATTGGGGCAACTACTGCCAATACAATAACACTCTTTGTTGGTAAATCTAACACTGGAGATCCACTGAATAATAGAGAAATAGGTATATTAACATCTACAGCAGATACCTTTACATTTAATGTGGGTATAACAAGTCTGGTTAAGTATAATATAACCACATCCACTTATACTCCTTCCTCTGGTATTGTCACATTTACAACTGACAGTTCTCATGGATTAACTACTGCCACAAGTGTTGGTATTGCAACTGGTGGACTGATCTTCTCTTGTGAGATGGATCAACATGCCACAGAACATGCATATCCAAGACCAGGCTTTGCACATACCTTCGTTAGTGCAACATCTGGTGCAGTAATTAAGGGTGGAGATTATGCACACACATATGTAAGTTCACTTGCTGGTGTTGCATTTACTGGTGGTAATTACAGACATGAGTTTGTTAGTGCTGCTACAAATTCAGTTCATGTTGGTTCTTGGACTGGAACGAAGTTAACTCCTAACGACGTATCTTATAACGCTGTTACGGGTAATATGACTATGAAGTTTGCTTCTGCACATGGTCTTGTTGCTGGTAGTAATACAGTTGGAATTGCAACAGGTGGTATTGTTCTAACTTGCGATAGAGATAACCATGCAACTAATCATGCATATCCAAGAGCATCTGACCCTATACATGGTCTTGTAAACGTAGCAATTGGAGCAACAACTCTTACTAGTATAACGGTTAACGTTGGTGTTTCTACAATCGTTTCTAGTGGTATTACAACTGCAACATATACTCCTGCAACGGGAGATATTGAGTTAACAGTTGGATCTGGACATGGATTACTTGCACAGGGTCAAGCAACTGCTACAAACGCAAATTACAATCCTGCTGCTGGTATAATGACTGTGACTGTTGCTGGTCATGGATGGGAAGTTGGTGAGTATGTTAAATTTGAACCAGATGCATTTGTCTTTACTTGTGGTATAGACACTCATGCAACACCTAAGGCATATCCTCGTCCTAGTGATGATTACTATAATACTTGGTTACCTATACTTGGCACAGACACAAATACATTCTCTGTTCAAGTTGTTAAGAATCCTCCTTCAACCAGTGTAGGTGTACATACATTCGTTTCTTCTGCAACTAATGGTGTTAAGAAAGCGAATAATACTGTTGGTATTCATACTCGTTCAATTACAATGACATGTGCTAGAGATGCACATGCAACTAATCATGCATATCCTCGTGATGCTGACCCAATTAATAACAAACAGGTTGGAATTAAGGCAGTAACTTCCACAACAATAACAATCAATTGTGGTATTTCTACTCTTGTAACTTATGGTGTTACTGATGCATCTTACAATGATGTAATTGGAGATCTTGAGTTAACAGTTGGTGCTGGTCACGGATTCGTTGTAAATGATAATGCTAATGTAGGAATTGCTACAAATGCCTTGACATTTACTTGTGCTCAAGATGCTCATGCTTCAAATCATACTTATCCAAGAACAAGTGATCCAATCCATAAGAAGGTAGTTTCTATTGGAGCAACTAGTGATACTACTATTACATTAAATTGTGGTGCAGCTGGTATTGACGATCCTGCTCACTCTGAAGGACTGAAACCTACTAAGATAACATCAAATACTATCAGTCTAAATGTTGGTGCAACAAACCAAGTTAATTTCAACGTTGGTGGTGCAACATATCAAGAGTCTGTTGGTGTAATGACGATGAGTATTGGAACTCATAGTCTAGAAATTGGACAGAATGTTAAATTGGCAAATGAGTCCATCTACTTCAAGTGTTCTAGAGATGGTAATGCAACTTCTCATGTATATCCAAAGGGAGGAGATCCTTGGTACAATGGGTCTGTTATTACTAGAGTTATAGACGCTAATAACATTGAAACTAATGTTGGTGTTTCTACTGTTCCAACACATTACAATTCTGGTGGTACTATTCAGGGTGTTATTATTGCTCCAAGAGAATTTAATAATTCAGCAAGTGGAGTAGATTATGCATCTGGTGGTACATTTGTAGATAAGATTATTGATAATAAGAACTTTGTTGTTAATGTTGGTATTTCTACTGTAGATCACAATTACAATAGAGGTGGACTTTCACAACAAGGTAAGAGAATGGCTTCCTCTATTGAGAAAGGATTCTCTGGATTCGATGTTATAGAAAAGATTGACAGTGCTACCTTTAGGGTTGATGCTGGATTGACTACCGAAAGGGCTCTATTCAAGAGAGGTGGTAGGATAGACAAACCTGTTTATGTTGATATTGCTGAACCTGATCCATATTTCAATAGAAAACTTGAATATGTTTCTGGATCAACAGGTGTTGGAACAGATTCTAAGGTTGATGTTCGTATCAACGTTGATGGTCAGATTGGAGAGTACAATATCCTTGAAGAAGGAACTGCATTTAAAGTTGATGAAGTTCTTACTGTTGCTGGTATTGCTACAGACCCAAGAGTAGGAGTTCTTACTGAATTCCAATTGAAGGTCATGGAATTAGAGAGTGATACTTTCTCTGGATTCTATCCTGGCCAGTTCATTCTATTTGATGACATTTCTGCATACTTTAATGGAAGACGTAAGAAGTTTACTCTATCAGTAACAACTGCTGGTGAGACTGAAATATTGAGTCTTAAGACTCTGCCTGGTAGTGATATGAATATTACTAATAATATATTCATTTACATCAATGATATTCTTCAGACTCCACAATCTTCTTATACTTTCAAGGGTAGTAGAATCATATTTACAGAGGCACCAAAAGTTAATTCCAAGTGTTCTGTATTCTATTTCAGAGGATCTAAGAGAGACGTTGAAACAATTGATCCAGTACAATCAGTTAAGTCTGGTGATATTGTACAAATTAAAGAGAATAAATTAGAACTATTTGATATTGATCAGTTCCAAAGAACAACTAAGAGAATAGTTGCTTCTGACCTCTTAGAAACATTCACATATGATAGTATTGGAATTAATACTGATCAGAATGCTGATAGACCACTATCTTGGATTAAACAAAGACAGGATCAGATTCTTTCTGGTGTATTGATACCAAAATCAAGACCTAATTTGAAGAGTAAAGTTCTTCCTACTACAAGAATTATTAAAGCTGTTGGAAATTTAGATGATAGACTTCATGTAAGTAATGCTTTCCCAGTATTCACAAATATTGATAAACTACTTCAAGCTGAAAGAAATATACAAATCTTTGACGATGGTGATGTTGAGCCAGGTATTGTAACCTCTATTGTTTCTACCTCATCCAGTATATCCTCTTTGGCTATCAGTTATGGTGGAACTGGATACAGTAATCTTGCAAGTCCTAATGTTGCTATTTCAAGCGCATTAATTACTCGTAAAGATCCTATCAAAGATTGGAAATTTGATGGAATTAGTGGTGTTCTCCAATCAGTTGAATTTAAGGCTATTACTCAACAGGAACCAATTGTTGCTGTTGGATCAAGTAGTTACTATATCAATACTAAGAGTGGAACATTCTGGGAAAGAGGACAGATTGGATTCGGTAATACTATTACCTTTAATGGTGTTGGTATGGGATTCAGTTATGCCAATCAAGGTAGTCTGAATGTTATGGCTGTAGGTGATTATGCATCTATGGCAAGAGCAGTTGCAATTGGTAACAGTATCGGTACTTGGACTGCGCTTGATCTTAAAGAAGAAAGAACAATTCCTGCCATCAACCAGACAGGTAAATTTGATAGTACCTATGAAGGTAATTTCCAAGATGTTCTTTGGGAAGGAACTAGAAATACATGGGTTGCTGTTGGTGCTGCTGGATCTATCTTTACTGCTGTTGGTCTTACAACTGCAGAGGCATTTAGTCAGTATTCAGGAACTCTACAACAATTAAACTCTGTATGTTATGGTCAATCAGAATTTGTCGCAGTTGGAAATGGTGGTGTAGTTATTGCATCTAATGACGGAACTGGATGGGGAGATAAGATCAGTAATACTGCATATGATTTGAATGATATCATCTATGATGGAAATAGATTCATCTGTGTTGGTGATAATGGTACTATTGGTATTTCTACCAATAAGAATTACTGGCAACCTTGGAGTCAACAGTTACCTGCAGGCACCGTTCATCCTGCTACATTTGACTTTAAGACACTTAAGTTCATCGATGGAATCTATATTGGAATTAGTACTGTTGGTGACATGTACTATTCATTCGATCTTGCAAACTGGAATAAGAGAGAAGTAAATCATACTAATGAGATTAGGGATATTGTTAATACTTCATTTGGTGATTTTGCAAGTACTAGAATTATTGCAGTTGGAACAGGAACAACACAATTCTATGCAGATCCAGTTATTAACAGGGCAGTTGCAACTTCTTCTGTTACCGCTGGTGTTCTAACTGCACTTACAGTAACAGACGGTGGATTTGGTTATGAAGTTGGTAGTTCTCCTCCAGTTATTATCGAAACTGATAAGGCGAAACAGGAGAAAATTTATTCAGTTAATGCTAAGGGTGATTTTGGTGACATTGTAGGAATAAATACATGGTTGCCAGGTTCCGCTGGTGTTCTGCCTAGATTAGCATTTACTCTAAAATCACAATATAATGATAATACCAATTTGGGTTATGGTTATTCATCACTAAACGCTCTTGGTGTTGAGTACTCTGGACTTGAGAAAGGTGATTATTTCACAATTTATGATAGTTCTTTAGTTGTTGGACATGCACTAACTGGTATTACAACTTCTAGTGGTGCAAATGAACCTGTTGGTATGGTTACTGCTGGTGATTATCTTGGTGGAGTATTCAGAGTAGAAGAAGTTACAAATGGAGATGCTGTTTCTGGAATCGTAACTGTCACTTGTGCTTTCCAACCAGGCCCAACACCTTATGGAAACAATCATATTCAGGTGGGAGTTGGTACAACTGCAACTACTGATACCTTCTGGGGTAAATATAGTTGGGGTCAAATCTACGGATATCAGAATCGTGGTTCAGGAAATCCAAAAGAATTTTTCGTCAATGCAAACAATGGTAATGTAGGATTATCTACTGCTGCTGTAGTTTCCAGATTAAAACCACTAACTTAACCACACTAAATAAACCAAAGGACTAGTTTTTTAAAATGCCTGCAATTATATCCGAACAATTCAGGATTCTGAACGCCGAGACTTTCGTGCAAAGTTTTGTCGGGGTCGGATCTACTGTTAATAAGTATTATGCTTTCATGGGATTACCCAATTCCATTGAACCTAAAGCGGGTGGTACTGCTACGTGGGCAACTGATACTCCCTCACCTTTAGATGGGTTTGAGGAAGAATATGGAATTAAAGAATCCATTATTGCGATGAAGAAAGTTACTGATAAGGATGTTCGCAGACTTGTCAGAAAGGTTAGTTGGGTTGCTGGTACAACTTACGAGATGTACAGGCATGACTACAATATCTACAATCTCACACCTATTACTAGTCAGGGGAGTTTGTACGAGGCAAATTACTACATAGTCAATGAAGACTTGAAAGTTTACATTTGTCTGCAAAATGGATCCGACCCAGAAAACCCAAAGGGAAGGCCTTCGTATGACCAACCCACATTTGTTGACCTTGAGCCAAGAGCAGCTGGTACTAGTGGCGATGGTTATGTTTGGAAATACCTTTATACGATTAAACCATCCGAGATCGTTAAATTTGACTCTATTGAATACATACCTGTGCCCGAAAACTGGGGTAAACAGGGCGAGACTGTTGCAACAAAGGCTAATGCTATAGATGGTAAAATTGAAGTTGTTGTGGTTAATGATAGAGGTTCTAACTATCAACCGATCTCTACATCTTTTGCTAATGTTCCGATTTTGGGAGATGGAACAGGAGGAAAGGCAACTATTACGGTTGATTCTTTCGGAAAGGTATCTGAGGTATTTGTTACTGACGGAGGAACAGGATACACCCACGGATCGATACAGTTCTTCCCAGGCGCTCCTGGCAGTGAGTCAGGCGGTGTTCTTGCTAACCTTACCAATACAGGAATAGGAACAACATCTATTTCTAACTTCAATGTCATTATTCCACCTAAAGGTGGTCATGGATATGACATTTATAGAGAATTGGGAGCATATAGAGCTCTACTCTATTCTAGATTTGAAACTCTAGAAACTAACCCAGACATTATTGAAGGTAATGATTTTGCTAGGGTTGGACTAATAAAAAATCCCACTGTATACGGTAGTAGTACAGAATTACTAGACACCGCAATGGTCAGTGGATTAAAAGCTTTGAAACTTGGTGGTATTACTACAGCAACAACATATGCTGTAGATTCTGAAATTACCCAGACAGTTGGTGTTGGATCAACTGCCGTTGGATATGTGGCATCTTGGGATAAAGTAACTGGAGTGTTGAAATACTATCAACCAATGGGTCTTGCTTCTA